ACGAAATTTGCACCAAACCGCCGTTATTTTCATTTAAGCGAAACAATGTTTGTCTTTGCGCTTGTAATTAAATAATTGCGTACTATTTCGCCTATCTCGTTATCTTGGTAGAAAACTTTGTCTATTGCGAAAAACCGTGCGACTTGTTGTTCAACATAACTTGCCGTGCTTAACAACTTGCGTTTGTAGTTCGGTTTGCCGTTCATTTCAAGCGAATATATTAAGGCGTTTTCTTCGTCTTTAATCGGTGTCGTTTTGGCGTGTATGTAGGTGAAACACTCGTTACCCACTTGGATAATGTTACCCTGCAAAACAACATCGTTAAACTTGATATAGTACACAAACAACACATCTTGCGGCTTGTACTTGCACGGCAAATGCGGATATACTGCAAGTTCCCATTTACCGCCCGTAATCATCTGCAAATTTTGGTTATCGAAACAAAAATACTTGTTGCTGGCTTTGTGTTGTACTATCGTACTGCAATACTCAACCGCCACTATTGCGCCGTGTTCGCCAAAGCGGTATATATCTATCGTTCCCTGCTCCATAAACGGCACTTGCTTCAAACCCATTTCCGTAAAGTACGGGCAAAACTTGTTTACGGTGTTCCCCAGCATAAAAACCTTAACATCGTTGCGCTGGCGTATTATCGTACTCAAAAGGTTCATAAACAACATAAATTCATCGGGCAAATAATACCGCCGTGTCAGAAACTCGTCAAAGACTATCGTTGTAACATTCGGGTAACTGCTGCTTTTTTCGTGTTCCTGCTCTGAAAGGCAAAACCCGTAACAAAACGGGGTCGGGTCGGGTGTACGCTTGTTTTTCTCTGCATCGTAGTAAGATAAAAACCACTTGTTCGACATATAGAACACTTCGTTAAATTTGCCCTCTGTCAGTTCCTCAATAAGCCCGTTTGCCACGTGATTTGCAAACAGACTTTCGGCACGTTTGCCCCGTAAGTCCTCACGCCAACGGCGTATATATGCCATTTGCTTGCCCGTCTTGATATAGTTTTCCAAACCATATTTTAAGGCTGCATAAGTCTTGCCGTTTGACCTTTCGCCAAATATAACATTATAGTCGGCGTTCTTGCTTAAAATCGCTTTCAAGTCGTAAAATTTCGGCTTGTCTGTCTTTGTCTTTCTTGTAGTCATACTCTTATTATTTTAGTCCTTAAATTTAATTCCACGCAAATAATTTATATACATAACCGAAAGGGATAGGCTGTACCCCGTTGGCTCTAAATGTACGCCCGTGCGCTCGTTGTAATGCGCTGTGCTGCCTTTGTAGTCAGTTATCTCGCCTTGTATCTCGTAGTCAATGTACGTATGTATGTTCTTGCCCGTTGCTTGCGGTGGCATATCCAGATAATTAGTGAAAGCGTCAAATATCCCGTTTGCACCGTACTTTTCAATAAGGTAGGGAATAGCGGCTTTTTTGTTCACGCCCGAAACTGTCAGGCTGTAATCGTAGGATTTACCGCCTGCTTTCAGTACGTTTTTCTGCTGCACCATATAACGCTTTGCGCCCAACGTCTTAAACCTCGTATATGTTCCCTCAAAGTCCCAAACGCCCAACGTCTTTGTTATGCCTTTTATGGTCTGCGGCTCGCATAAGGAAAACGGCAAACCGTGGTACTTACACGCCGCCCGTAACTTCATTTGCACCTGCATATTGTAAGCCTTGAAATACGCTTCATGCGCCTTGCCGTTCATTATTTTTATGCTGTCTGTATCACTATAAATATAATCGTCTTTCGCTTCATGTATGCCCGTGAAAAGGTTGCGCCGTGCGTATGCCGTTACAAAGATACCCCACGGATAGAATAAGAAACGGTTTTTGCTGGTGTTGTATTTGTATAAAAGTTCCTGCTTTTGTTCGGCTGTCATTGAGTTAATATCCCATTCGCCATTATAGGTAAACTCATCACGCAAAGGGTTGGTAACACTCATACCGTAACAACTGTTTAGCATTTCCTTGCTGTTTAGGTACTCCACTTCTTTGCCCTCAACGCCTTTTAATTTCGTCTTGCTTTCGTACAAATGCAGGATAGACTTTACAAACGGGGTAGGCAAATACTCTTTCTTGTAACAATACATTTCACCAACTCGCATACTTTCCCACGAATAAAAGTTTTTGATTATATGAAAGTCCACGTCTGTAATTGTAAGCGCAATTTTTGAAGCCGCCACAATACGCCCGTTATTTTCGCACGGGTTTTCCTTCACAAAACATTTGCTCGCGGAAATCGGGTTGTCTTGCGTTTCGCTGGCAAATATGTTGGTAAACTCAATATCGAATACGCAACAATACTTTGATATTAAAAACTCAAATTGTGCCATACTCTTAACCGTGATCGCAACGCCTTGCGACATCGGGTATTTTTCCGCTATCATTACATACGGGTAACTGCTTGTAAAGTCGTAACTATCCACGTCATACATTATTTCGTCTGTATATTCGGCGTTGGCGTGTGTAAAACCGCCTGCAAATGCACGTTGCAGCATATTAAATTCATTCATACCCGTAATTTGTAGTTCCTGCATCAGGTTTACATAGTCCCAATTTGGCACGGTCTTTCCTGCATCGCTTTTTTCACGCAAACAATGCGCACGGCAATACTTGCGCACAAACCCCGTCTTGGTGATAGGTAGGTGCGTTATGCCTTTGCTTTCCTCTATTCTTTCCTGTATGTAACACATCACTACTTTCACGTCATTTACACAGTACCCTATTTCCTTATCTGTTAGGGGTGTTCCTGCGTGCCTTATTAGCTGGTAGTCCAAATCACCCACCATTTTAGCACATTTGTACCGCTGCAACTGTTCGCCCAACTTTGCCAACGAATAACCCGAAAGTAAGTAACTGCACCTGTATTCAATAAAACCCGTTGTTATTGCGTATATCGGTTTGCGCAAATCAATAGAAAACACTCGCTGCCATTCAAACCATTTTCGCATAAACTGAAACTCATACGAAAGGTTATGCACAAACACAATTAACCGCAACTTTTCGGACAAACCCAAAGTTTCGGTTATCTGCTGGCACATTTCCACGTATTCGCCCCACGTGCGCCCCACAATCACAAACCCGTTAATGCCAAACTGCCAAATGTACATTAAAGCCGCTTTTTCAAGTTTGGCTTTGCGTCCGCTGGTGTCCTGCATTTGCTTCATTTGCTCGTAGGTGTATGCCCGTCCGTCCGTATCACGGTAAAAACTTGTTGTTTCAATGTCAAACGAACACGGCACATTATAAAACCGCTCGCCTTTGCTGTTGCCTATTATGTTAGCTTCATTAACGGCACTTTGCAGCACGGCTTTTATGTTGGTCGGGCTGTGTATGGTTTCCCGTAGTTCAAAAGGTACTTTTTTCATAACCCAAACTTATTAAAGTTGCGCAAAATGCGCTCTATATCGTTTTGCATATCCTCCATTTGGTCGGCTACCTCATTTGCCTGCCTTTCTATCTCTGCATCAATCGCCCGTGATATGCTTTGCGCTTCACTCTCAATTTGGGTGCTTATATCGCTTGCGCTTTGCTCCATTTCGCCCGTGAAATCCTTGTACCGCATCAAATACCGTTCCACGAAATCACTATCCGAAACGCTGCTTAACGTGCCCTGCAAGTTCCTTGCCATAAGGTTGTACTCATCGGGCGTTAAATCGTACATACGTTGCAGGTGTTGCCCGTACTGCCGTGCACCTTGCGCCGTGCTGGTTGGCTGGCGTAAAAACGAAATCGCCTTGCCGTACTCAATTTTTAGGGTGTTCCAATCGCCACGCATTGAAAACTTGGTAAAGCCTTTTACATCGCCTTTGTTTAACGCTTGCACGGCTGGCGAAAGTTGCCCGCTTGCTTCGATATTCTGAATACGGCGGTTTGCCATCTGGAAAACCCTTGCAATCTCTTTGCGGTATTCGGGGCTGCTTTCCGCGGCTTGCAATATCTCTTTTTTGATTTTCGCCCGTTGGGTTGCACCAAATACAGACTTTGTAAATTTAATCTTGTAACCTAACTTTGCCATACGCTTTTATATTAAATAGGGGTTACAAACATTGCAACCCCTACAAAGTTAAACATAACTTTCCAAACTCTTATAAGTCCACAAACGAAATAGAGTAACACTTCTTGCCGTGGCTCTCATACTCGTAAATCGTGTACCCAACTTTGCCGTCTTTGATAGTTTGTGCCGCCTCATCATCGGCAAGAATTTCCCGTACCGTTTCGGCGGTGTGGCTTGGTAGGTTCACCAACCGTTTGTTTTCCTCATCAATAATTACGGGGCTGTCGCCTAATTGTGATTTGTGGACATAAAGCCCGTTTATTTTGTGTATCGCATCTTTGCCGCCCTCATTTTCAGAGTTGAAAATATCGGCTAACTTGGTGTACTGAAAATCGGTTGTGTCAATACCGAAAGTTGTCTTGTTAAATTTACTTGCAAAACTTTTCATTGTAGTAATCTTTTAATTGTTAAACTTCTTGTTAATTATTCGGCTGTCTGTCCTTGCGGTTCGCCGTCAAACGGCAAATTCGGTTCGGGGTTGGCTTGCGGCTTCAAGTCCATAAGCCACGCACGAAAGCGGTTTATTTTCATAACCGCACGTTGGTTGCGGCAAACTTCATTACACGCCATAAGGCTACCCAACGCCGACAAAGCGGCAAAACTAAACTCGTCAAATGCGTTTCTTTTTTCTTCCATTGTAGTAAACTTTTAATTGTTAAACATAGACTTTTTGAATTTCAACGTACCGTTGTGTTTGACTACCGTTGTATCGGTGGTTACTATCGTTGCCTTGCCACGTACCGTTGTACCCTTTGTAACGGTGCAACCCTGCAAGATTGCAGATAAAAACAACATCGCACCACAAACGGCGAAAATCATAACAAGCATTGCAACTTCTTTAATTGCTTCTTTCGGTTGCTCTCTGAAATGCTGTATCAACTCTTTCATAATTTCAAAATGTTTAATTGAACAATGCAAAGATACAACATTTTTCTAACATACAAGCATAAGCGCACAAATTATTTTCGTTTTAACTTTTCTTAACTTTTGGTTTTGTGTTCCACGTGAAACATTTTATTTTGTGCATCGGTGTGGCAGTGTTCCACGTGAAACAATTTCACGGGCGCACACGCATAACAAAAACCGTGCCAAACTTGTGCAAAAGATGTTAAATGTGAGCCATAGCAAAAACCGTGCCAAAGTGTGCGACGAAATGTTAAATTTTTGGTAAAGTGGCGACCCAGCAAAAACCGTGCCACAAAGTGTTTAGCAATGTTAAATATGCGTTGGGAAACGTTAAATATGGGTCAGTAGCGTACCTTT